TGATTCACCATCATCACTTCGGATAATAATACCACCTTTAGTAGTCTGTTCGCCGAAGTGCATGTTGTGTACTAATACTCTATTTCTTATAGGGCGGATTGAATCAGCAGTAATTGTGCCTTGTACACCCTTCTTGCCTGCCGCCATTGCTTCATAATCCATAGCCATTATTATTCACCTCTTTTAGAAAAATTACCGTCTTCGTCTTCAACCCATTCATCAGCTTCTTCTTTCGCTTCAGCTTTTGTTTGACCTGCTTTTGCTTTAGTAGAACGTGCCTTAGGTTCTTCAACTTCTGTTGTTTCAACTGCTGGTTCTTCTACTGTGGGCTCTTTTTCAGATGCTTCAAACTCAGTCGGTTCAACATTATCTTCATAATAGTCACGTAATACTTCTTCACGCTTCTTGATAATCTTTCCACCTGGACCTAGTTCATCGCCTCTAGCATTTACACGAACGTTACCCACTGCTGGTGTAAGTTCATTTCTTTGTCTTAGCAAATCCATATCAATAGCTTTACCTTGCATTGTTCTGTATTGCTTACGACCTGTTTGCTTTACTGCCATTTTAGTCTCCTTGTTATATATGTACTTATCTCAGGAACTCATGCCAATCCAGCTCAAACTGGATTGAATTTATCTTGTGTACACCAATTAAGTATAGCACATAACTTGCTACACTGCTACCTCTACCTACACCCCATACTATATTATTCTTACGCATAAAGTCTACTAGATATATCATATAACGTAGCAAGTCTAACATACCACGTTTCTTAAATTCTTCAAGTTCTTCGAATGCTCTTCTGTATTCTTTACCTTGTGCATGATAACCGTCTGTAATTAATTTACCTAACACATTATGTTCAACATTTAATGTTTTAAATTCTTCTGGCATAAACCATTCACTTTGACATACTCCATCAAAAGTCTTTTCATCTACGTCTAATGGAATATATTTTTGTAGTTTATCGAATCCCTGTTCTTCCATAGCATTATTAAACTTATCTATGTCATCACTAGAATCACAGAGAACTACATGACACTTGTCAATATTACCACTGTAGATCATATCGACCAGGTCACGATTCGAAAATCTGGGTATTCCTAGGCTATCTGTTTTCATAAGCATACTTGTATTTTAACTGATATTAATCAGTTTGTCAAGATCTAAATCACTATCTTTGCGATTTTTTTCCTGATCTAGTTTTTCTTTTGCTTCTTTTATTAGAGCTTCTTGCTTGTAATACTCAATAAATGTGCTTATTTGGTCTTTTACTTGGGGATTATTTGATTGAAAATACTTTTTTGTAAGTTCAGCAACTTTATCATAAATTTCGGCAACAGTCATTCCAGAAGTATCTTCTTGAAACGGATGAAGCATTTTACTGATAAATTCCTAAATATTCTGCCCAAACAGTAGCACCACTATCGTAACTAATGAATTCAAAAACATAATACTTTGTTGCTTCACCAACGCCCGGAGCGCCAATTACTGCTGTGGTATCTCCTGTAGGCCAGTCTGAATGTCTCTTGAAAGTTCCGCCACCTGCATTACTTGCAAAGGTAACTGTTCTATTTACAGAACTACCTGCGGCTTGATCACTTTTGATATGTAGTCTTACTTTACCAGCTTTTGCTGTGTCACTTGACCAATTAGCAAATGTTAATGTAATATCTGCACCAAGATTAAACTCTTGAATTGCGCCATTGTCGAGGTTTACGTTTTGGCTTGTGTTAATAGTAGAGCTAGTTATATAAGCAGTTTCCGTAATATTTTTTGTATTAGCATTTACAATAGTAGTCCCTAAAAAGTTGTTACTACCATCATTTGGAGGGGTCCCAGGGTCGTATGTTACCCCTTGTGCTGTTGTTCCTTGTAGTGCTGTTATTTCTGCTTTCGCCGCTACAAAGTTGTCGCCTATTATTGTAAAGTTATCTCTAAAACCTTGTGAATCATTATCTTGTCCTGCTATTGGGTAGTTTTTGTTTACCCCTGTATCGTTAATATTACTTGCCATAGTTTATCCTCTCGTTGCTATTATTTATCAGCATTATACGTTGAATTGGTAATTTGCGAACGGAATATATTGTTCGTTACTATTACCGTCTGTACTATCAATATTGTATCTTTCTATTTCAATATCTAGTTGTTGAAAGTTAAAGTTACTATTATTAATATTTAGAATTATACTATCAGCTTCTCCTGGTTTACAATAACATAGCGGAATAGCTAATTTGAATCCTAGTTCTGCTTGTCCTACTGTTTGTGCAGTACGCATCCATAGTGGATAAAACTCTCTTAGATTTTTACCAACTGTTCTAATTCTATCTCTCATATTAGTTATGTTACTAATATACTTTCTTTGGTCTTTACTATCACTTATTTTAATTGCATCACTGTCTATTTTGATAGTATTAGTAATAGGACGTAATCTAATAGGATCTGAACTAATACTGCTATCAATACTTTGACTGCTGATAATAGTACCATCTTGAAGTTCTACTGTAATACTGCCACCTGGGTTAAATGATACAGGTCCAAGTCTTGTAAAGATTGCTAATGATCCAGAAGAAGCTGGACTATTTCCCCCACCACCTCTTAATCCTAGTTCAAAAAATCCTTGCCCTGTTCCAACACCAGTATTGTCATCTGTAATTGAATATTGTACTTGATCTGTTGTAATTTTATTTTGTGTTGAAATAAGAAAGTTAGTGTTAGTTTTACCCATACCCTCTTGTGGTTCTGCAGGGTCTACTACATCTACATATATTACTTCATACACAACAGTATTAGTTCCAGGATTTTTTGCAATAGCTTTTTGTATGCTACCTAATTTATATTTTTTACGTTTGTGATTTGTTGCTATAGCCGCTACAAAGTCTCCGATCTTCTTTGTTTCAATGCCTGCATAAGCTAACATTTTTAATTGCGGTTGTAATCCGAAAGACTCATCATTTGGTCTATAAATACTCGCTGGTGTAAAAACAGTAGGATCAGCAATAAAGTTTCTAAAGTTAGTTCTTTGTGCTTGTTTTAACATAGGAACCATAGACACACTGCTATAAAGAGTATCATCTGGGTCGGTTGTTGTAATAGTGAATGTTCTTGTTGTAGCACTAAACTGGAATTGATCTTGTGCTTTTACAGTGAATGTATAACTTCTATCAATTGTTGTAGTAACTCCATCAAATGTTGTTTCTGTAGTTGATTTATCAATAGTTGTTAGTCCTGGTTTGTTTGGTTCACCAAACTGATTAACTTTACCTTGTAACTGTCCATCAATAGCAAGAGTAAGTCCTGGAGGTAATCTTCCTGAGTCTAATGTATATAATACAACAGCATTAGGAACACTACTTGTAGCACTTACATTCAGTGTACTTACAAAATTTGCTCTTAGGTTTCCAAGTGCCGATACTGTATTCCAACTAATTGCACTTTCAATTTCTCCTAATAATTTAACAGTAAATTCTTTGTCTTTTGCTACTGTAGGATTTACTGATGAAGTAGTTCGTTTATCAAAACTATAAAACGACATTGTAACAACTTTGTTTGCTACAGTTGCTCCAAATGCGTCATAAGTTTTGTAACCTATGTTTGCAATAGTACCTACAAATTTTCCTCTAAGGAAGTCTACATCTCCTCTTTCAATTTTTGTCACTGATTTATCAGTTGACGTAGATGTAACTCTTCCATTCTCTACAGTCCAAACAGTTTTTCCTACAATGTCTATAGATTTATATGCTTTGTTGTCTCCTGAGTCTGCTTCTGTTACTGCAACTTCATTAAATACTATCCAACTTGATGCTCCTAAACCGTTAAATAATTCATCAGCAAAATCTGTAAAAGCAATATTATCTACACCGCTCCAAGTTTCGCCAACACCTATATTGTTTGCAAAAGGTTCTTTTGCTGTAGTATCTTTTGATCCTAATTGTCTTAGAGCTTCAACAGTAAATTTATATTCTGTAGTAACTGCAGGTTGATAAGGAATACGTCCTGCAATTTCACCAGTAATTCCGTCTATAACCATTCCAGGCGGTAATGCACTAACACTTCCATCTGCGTTTGAATCTTTTACTCTAAAACTAATTATACCTTGGTTGCTTGTTGGGTCATAAACGTCAAGGAATAATGTTACATAATTATTAGCTCTTCGAAAACCTAAGTCACTTGGAGTCAACCAAACTGGAGCTCGCAAATACGTATTATCAGCAGTAAACAGTCCAGTACTAATTTGCATTATTGTATTGTCTGTTCTTAGGAAATCATCTCCTACTAGATAAATTTGGAACTTACGTTTAGCAACGGTAATTCCATCACTAGCACTGACTGTAAATTCATAAAATCTATTTAATTTTTTTGGACTACGAGTAGGAACAGCATAGTCATAAAATGTAGTATCATAATAATAACTTTCAAAACCGTTTGCACTTTTTACACCAAAATCAAAAGGGAAAGTACCGTACACGTTAGTATCAAAAAATCCTTGATTCGCTCTTTTTTCTAATGCAAGTATTGGCTCAACAACTCCTGTAAGTTTTCCTGTAGTTCTACCCAGTTCTATTCCTGGAGGAAGTTCTCCATCATTGTCTCCAATAAAATATTCTATAGTATCACCTGCTGGCAAATCAGGATCGATTAATTGTAATTGAAAATCTACAGGGCTACTATCTAAAATATAAAATTTATTGTTAGGACCTAGTCCTAACGATCCTTCAGGAGTAATCCAAGTTGGAGCATCAGCACCTTCAATTTTTAACTTTAAGGTAACATCTTCTTTTATATTATCTTTTTCAGCTCTTAAAACAAACGTATAATTTCTTAATCTTTTAACTTCAAAAGGAGTTCCTATAAGACTATCGTTTTCAATACGCAGTCCTCCAGGTAATTTTCCGCTGATAAGTGAAAGTGTTGTACCAGTTACAACAGGTAAAGGTATAGTTTGTGTAATACTTTCTTGGTATGTACCTAGATCATGTCCTGTAATAACGGTCCATAAGTGTGCCATATATAAACTCCTATATACATATTTATGCTACAGGAAGGGTTCCCATATCTGCTGTAGGTAAATTTGAATCTGCAAAAGCTGGATTGCTAGGATCATTTTCCATATCAACAACTAAGTTATGAGCAAGATATTCTAATGTAGATGTAAATTGTGTAGGTGTTGCACTTCCTAAATCTAATCTAAGATATTCTTCAACGCCACTAAATGTTCGAACATCAATGCCATGAACATTACCGACCATGTTACCAACATTAGTGATATCATTAGTTTGTGCATTAAGGGTAGAAGTTAGTTTAGGATCTGTATCAGTTTGTAAAGATGTAACACTACTTATTGTAAGTGTAGTACCATTTAAATTTGTTGTAGTTGTTCCGCCACCTGCAAGTGTTAATGCATTGCCGTTTGCATCGAGCGTAATATTACTATTGTCTGCAAATACTTGTAAACTAGGAAGACCTGTTGCTGTACTGTTAATTGTAATTGCATTTGAACTTTCAGCTAGTGATACTGCTGTACCACCTATCAATTTTTTAAATTGTAGTTCAGAACCAGATAACTGTGCAAATACTCCTAATCCACCACTACCTAAGTTTGCACCTGTAGTAGCTTCTGGATTCCTATTTGAAAGTTCAGTAAAATTATTATTTACTTTGACAAACGCTTCACGTAAATCATCACCTGTACCGTCGTTTGCAATAGTTCCAATGTTAATAGTTTGTATAGCCATCTATGTCTCCTATATATATTTATCGCTTCTGTAGTCCGAAAAATCTTGTACTACTTGAGCCATCAAGGCTAATACTAAATGGCGTTTGTTTATTGTATTTGTTAAACAACATTCTATTTTCAGCGCCACATATATCTGTTGTGTCCCCATAATTAGTAAGATTGTTTTCATCTTTTAATAATGCTTTTGCATTATTGTTTATTTTATTTTGTAATTGTGCTGGTGTCAATTCAGGTGATGCTTGTAAGTATAATGCTCCTACTCCGCAAACTTGTGGACTTGCCATACTTGTGCCACTGATATTAGTTTGCTTAAAACCTCCACCGTCAAAATATGAAGGTGCACCAAATCTATTTGTTGTACTACATGCACTTACAATATATTCACCGGCCGCAAAGATATTTACTGCTGGGCCTGTTGTACTAAATCCTGTTTTCTTTTCTACATTACCCGATTCATCTTCTGGTGTGCTGTCCATACAACCTACCATAAATGCATTATCACTAAATGGAGAACTTCCTCTATGGTAATAATTGTTTGATGAAGTTGAGAATACAATGTTACCATAATCGTCTCCAGTACTCAAATCAGCTTTAAAACTGTTGTTACCAGCGGCAATACAAATGTGTACGCCTGCTGAAATACATTCTTCTACATCTGTATCTACACTTGCAACTCTTACTGGATATCTATAACTTCCATTTGAATAGTAAGGATAGTATCCATAAGTGTCTCTCATGTGTGTACTATTACCAAAGCTACCATCATTACCACTACTATAAGTGGTACCTCTATAAACTATACTTGTAATATTATTGATAGAACTACCAACACTACTACTATATCCCCAACTAGCATTTACAATAGTTGGACGCTTTAGTCCTGTAAATGGATCTGCTTCTTTGTTGTTGTGCCATTGTTTTATGCAATCGTATACGTTTGATATACTAATACCATTTCCGCTATCTCCACTACCTTCTAATCCTGCTACTTTTACACTAAACACTCTTGCTTTTGTTCCCCAGCCAAAGTTTTTACCTACTGCTGTACCGCCACAATGTGTTCCATGTCCGTCATAATCTCTATAATGATTTACATCTTGAGTAAAACTTAATCCGCTTTCGTCTGCCCAGTTTATAAGATGCACTCTATTTGCACCATTTTGTGCTACATATTCTAGGTTGCCTTGATCATTTCCTTTAAACATACTCTTTAGTGTTGTAAAGCTAGGCTTAGATAAAACAGGCATAAAATATTTTTTAAATAGTTGATAACCTTGCGGATTATTTTTTCTAATGCCTTCGGGTGTACGCATGTCATCAGTCCATTCTGGTGAAAGACTTCCTGTACTCCAAAACTCGCTCATATTCCACATACCCCAATTGAGTAAGTACATGTATTCTTTGTATGCAATTTCTGCATACGTAGTATTTGTAGCCCAACTAGATGCATAGCCACTAGGATCAAATTTACCTGCATCAATAGCTTCTTTCATTGCTAGATGTAGTTCAGTTGTTTTCCATGTATCATTTCCGTAACTTGTTGCTCGCCAATTTAATGCTGTTGCACTATTAGGAGTTGCTCCAGGTAATCCAAATAAATGTATAGTATGAAATAGGTGTTCCATAACTTCTTCAATTTCACTGTCACTTGTAGTTGGTTGAGGCCCACTAGCATTTTGGTACCATATCATATCGTTAGTCATGTGTGCATTTAAAAATGCTTGATAACCTGTATAACTATTGATGTATGGATCTAGTAACCAGTTAGGGTCATAACTTGATCCTGCACTATTACCAATTCGCTGTGCAGTTGGAAAGCCTGCATGGAAAGTTCCTGCATCACCTTTTAATGTTGCGATAAGTCTTTTTTGGTTTGTAAGATTAATATGTGTACCTGTAGGATCAATTAATAGTTTTATGACTTGTCCAACTTTACGGGTAAAATTATCAGGAACTGCTGACTGTCCGCCTATGGCTCCTGCTTGTACAATTTTTAATCCATGCACAGTCATAGACTGTGGAAATATTTCACTATTTGTGTTGTCACTTATTATGTCTCCGCTGACATAGTCAGCAGTGTCGTCCATAAAAAATTCTGGGTGGTCAACTTGTAATCCACTATCTTGTATAACAACGTCAACACCTAAGCCGTCCATACTAAAAGTACGATTAGTGTTAGTTGAATTACTTGCGTATTGTTGTTCAAAGAAACTATGCCTAATTTTACCCCAGTCACGATAGTTTCCGCTATCAGAAGTTGATTTATCGAAGTCTGCAATTTGTACAGCTTGTATACCAATTTCAATATCTGGATTCTGATCAGGTGGAAGATCTACATCAAACACTCTAATATCATTTTTTAAAGATTCTACTTCTTCAGTAGTCAACATGTAGTGTGTATTTCGTTGAGATCCTAATCTTGCATCTGCTACACTAACAGTACGTCCTGGTATATCACCAGAACCTGTTTCTGCAATCATTTCTTGATTAAATGCATCGTAGTCAACACCTTCTTTAAGAGTTACAATATACTCTTTTTCACTCATTATAGTGTCCCCTTAATGTAAGTCAACCCAAGCACCGTTAGCATAACCTTGGAACTTGTTAGTTGTTGTATTATATATAGTATCCCCGTTTACCGCTGTAAGAGCGTTACGCTCAGTTGTTGTGAAACTTGCCATTCTTAATGGGCTTTGGGTAATCTTAACTGCATCTTCTGCTATAAGTTCTATTGAACCTGCACTTGTAATTTGTGGAGTGCCTGTGCCTGTACCTGCAAAGGTTTCTGCTTGTAGTGTTCCGTCTACAGTCATATCGTTTTGTACTGTAAGATCACTGCTCATTGTTACTGCTGGAGTAAACACTATACTACTTGAATCGTCTGTGTTAATAGTACTAGAACTGAATGTAAAGTTTCCAACTGACTCGCCGCCTGCCGAGTTAGTCCAAATACCACCTATATATTTTATAACCTGATTTGCTTGCGGACTATTAATACTAACATCTTGTAGAGTAGTAATACTTGTTGATGATAAGTTTTGTAGGTAACCTGAGTCATTTGTAAATGTACTAATATTAGTTGGAGTACCTGTTAAGTCTGAGTATGCACCTGTGGTAGCTACTGTTGCTAGTGTAGGCGTACCAGTAACGTTTGCATAAGGTACACCAGATATATTTGCACCACCGCCATGGAAGTTAGTTGCATATGCATTTGAATATACATTATTACTAGCACCTAAATTATATGTTCCTGTTGCATAAGGTGTAACATTACCAAAACTTACACTGTCACTTACTTCTGAACCTCCTGCTAACACTTGGCTTAAGGTTATGTTTGTTAAATTTGAACCACTGCCAATAAAGGATGTTGCACTAACATTTCCGCCTACTGTAAGTGTATGTGAAGGAGTTGTGTTAAAAATTCCAACACGCTTTGTACCAGTATCAATCTTAATTGCAGTCTCAACACCAGTAATCGGTTTTACTCTAATTTCTAAATCTTGTTCGTTAACTGTGTTTTCAATAATGCCTGCATTATCTACTCTAAGTTTTATGTTGCTGTTGCTTCCTATAGCAATTCCAACATCACTATTGAACGTAACACTACCATTTTGTGTATAATCTCCTGTGCTACTAATAGCATCTGTAATACCATATCCTGATAGTGTAGTTGGTGTGCCTACTAATGAGCTAAACTCACCATCAAATAATGTAGGTGCGTTATTTAAATTCTGATAGTCTAAAAAGTACGGACTATCAAATCCATCAAGTGTATCAGCATTTAATCCGCCACCGCCTGAAGTTGAATCATTTGCAGGTGCCCATTGTAATCCATTCCATTTTAAAACTTGTCCTGGAATAGGTGGAGTTCCTTCTGTGTCTACATCGGATAAGTCACTTATGTCAACTACTAAACTAGGCTTATCTGATAAACTATTATAACTTCCGTTTAAAGCAACTGCCGCTAAACTAGGTGTGCCAACAATTTCGCTATAATTAATAAAACTGTTTACCCATGCTCCGTTGTTGTCTTGTCCAGCGTTAGCGTTCCATTTTAAAATATTACTTGTAGCAAGTCCTGTAAGATCAGTAACAATGCCGCCGCCGCCACTACCGCCACTGCCACCTCCTGTGGCTGTAATTGTTATAGTACCATTCAAATCATCATAGACAATATCTATTCCGCTACCTTCTCTAAGGATAGCATTTACTCTATCGTCTACTCTTTCATTTGTAAAATATTGATTACTACTGCCTTCTGGCAATTCAGCAGTGTTAGTAGCTACAGTTGGTTTATCAGCTAGATCATTCCAACTACCACTAAATGGATTATAGCTTATACCGCCAATGGTAAGTCCTGTAGCAGTAATATTTCCTGCTCCAATAATACCTGAACCTGTTAAGTCTAAATTATCACCTAACGGTAATTCTTTAAGTTTGTTGCTATCGTCTCTATCAACTATGAGTGGTATTCTATTTGCCATTTTGTTTTCCTTATAACGCCGCTATTCTAGTTTGGAAGTCTGCAAAGTCGGCGCTTGCCGCTACTTCTGTTTTTAATGTTGCTAATGTAATTGTTTCTGCTTGTAATGCACTTGCCGCCAAAGTACCTTGTGCAGATGTTGCCGCATCAGTGATTCCATAACCAGCTAATGTAGTTGGTGTTGTTCCTAAGTCAGCAAAGTCTACTACTGCATCGGTAATACCATATCCTGCTATTGTAGTTGGCTTGCTTGTTAAACTTGCAAATGTTTGTGCCGGGATAGTTAAGTTAGTTAGGTTACTTCCGTTTAATGCTGGAAGTTGACCAACTAATACTGTTGCTGTTATAGTTCCGTTTACAGCATCTACTAATAGTGTTGAGTCATCTGCAAATACAGATCCGTTAATATCTCTATTTTTATTAGTAACAGCAAGCTCTGCAAAGTTAGCATTAATTTTTGTAAACGCTGTTCTTAATGGATCACCGTCTCCTTTATTAGCACTTGATCCTATATTAATTGTTTGAATAGCCATTACACTCTCCCTACCACTACTTCAACGAACCCTTGTTCGTCTCCGTCTTTAGATCCTACTGCTTTACCTATTACAGTTCCTACATTCGGATTATTATCTACCATGGCGTAACCTGGAATTGCACTTGAAACAATTATATCACCTTTTTCAACAGCACCTATTACTTTACAAGTTGTACGTCCTTGTAATGCTAATGCTGTAACAAAGTCGCCTTGTAAATCGCTGTTCATTAAGTGTGCTGGATTCTCTGAAACAACACCAGCAACTTTTCTATCACCTTTAGACATTGTAGTTGTTAGTTCTTGTTCACCACCAAATACTAATACAGTTCCTGGATCATACATAGCATCTGCTAGATAATTCTCTGCTAAGTCAGCATATTGTGCTGATGTTGCACTACCATGGAATGTACCAAATTTTAAAACAGTTGTACCAATATCATATCCACCATTACTAGATGGTGTCATAGCCGCTTGCTTGAATATTACTGCCGCTGTATTATTGTTAGCAACAATAGCAACTTCTCCTGCACTACTAAATCCTGTGCCTGCACCAATACCAATACCTGTACTTGATGTGCCTTTTTCTCCTGGTGCTTCTATAAATGAACCATACAACCAATCACTAGCAAGTCTACTACTATTCTGTGTTGCATCAGTTGGATCACCATAACTACTATTCTGTTGGAAGAAAGATGCTGTAACACTTGTGTTACCTATTTGTATTGAACCTGGAAACGTTGTTGTTGTGTTACTTGGAACAGTACCAACTGTATCAAAGACTGTAGCACCACCTGGTGTTTTCATTGTCATTGTTAAGTTAGTTTGGTCTAAGATCTCATAGTTATCTAATTTATATTTTTGTGCATCAATACTACCATCAGCACCTGTTTTAAGTATTCTATCTGCTACTGCTGTTGTAGTGAATGAACCACCTGTGTTTACAACATCTGCAAAAGTAATTGCACTTATATCACCTGCACCTGCTGTTGTTCTACCAAACACTGTATTCTGTGCAACACTAGGTAAGTCCGCAAAATCAACACTATTTGCTTTAAGTGTAACCCAGCCATCAGTGACATCAAAGTCATCATCATCGAATGACGCTAGTCCTAAGTCTGCTTGTGCAATACCTGATGCGTTAGCTCTTGTACTTGCCGCTTGCATTGCAAGTTTACTTTGTGTTATTCCTGCACTTGCATTTACATCTCCATTTACAATAACTCCTGCACTAATCGCGGCTGTTGCAACATTACTTCCGTTACTTGTAAACACAACGTCACCTGTAACAGTGTGGTTGTCGTAATTAGTGCCATCATACATTAAAATATCGCTGTTTGCTCTATTGCCTTTTGTTAAACCAATAGCTTCATCACCAAATGGTGTTCTGTTGTCTACATATGATTTTGTAGTTACATCTTGTGCGTTAGTTGGATCACTGTGGTTGTAAATCTTATTACTTCCAGCATTAATATTTCCTGTAATTGGTGTTGTACCATCTCTTGCTATTGCACCTGGACCAATTGTACCAGTTGTAATTAATACGCCATCTCTATCAAAGTGTAATCTTTTCTCTACAAATTTCTCTACAGCAAATTCTGTAGGTACTGCCGCCGGATCACCATCTGCCATAGTATCATCATTACTAAATTCTTGGATTCTCACACCTTGTCTAAATCCTAGTCCGTCTAAATTACTAATAGCAATTGAAGCCGCAAATGTAACTGTACCTGTTCCTTGGTCTACACTAAAGAACTTACCAACACGGAAGAAACCATCTTGGTCTGTACTTGCAAAGAACACTCTACCTTTACCACGTTCGTTAACTTCTGCATCTTGGTTTGCACTTATAGTTGGCTGTCCGTAAATAATACTTGGATAGTTTGTAGTGTTAAATCCACCAGTACCAATTTTATCAAAGTCGTGTCCATTAGCTCTTAATGTTGAAATACCAACTGTAATTGTACCAGCTTCGTTATCTTGTAATGATAGTGGAATAGTTCTTGTTGCCGAAGGACTAAATCTCAAGTCTGCCCCTAGTCCTGAACCAGTATATAATGTTGCATTACTATTAATGTTTGAAGCCGCTAAATCTGTTATTTGAACTGTAGCGTAACCTGTTCTCTGTGTATAGTTTGTAACAATATGAGTTTTACCAGCATGTGAAAAGATCATATCGTTATTGTTGATACGTGCTTGTTGCGTTGCTGTCAATTCATCAATAGCAATTACAACGTCACCTACTGTAGCACCCATTGTAGTACCTGTGCCAGCATATGTATTCAATGCCGCTTCTGTATCTCTAAGTGTTAAATTTAAGTGGCTAAATGGTGAATCTAAAACAACTTGGAATCTATCTGATGCTAATGCTGAACCATCTGCATCTTGGTTATTAAAACTAATTGTTCTATAAACTTGATTTGGATTTTCAGCATAAACTAATGCTGTTGAAGGTCTTGTTGCTGTAACACCGTTCAAGTCATCTAACAAGTGGTTTTTGTTCATTCTAAGAACAGCGTATGCACTTGTATCACTTGCTGGTGTAGGATTGTGTGCACCTGTAATAGCCGCTTCTAAACCAGTACTACCTGAAACACTTAATCTATATATAGGTCTATTTGCGCCTTTACGTCCTGTAGGACCAGTAGCACCTGTATAGCCTCCAATGTTACTTGTTGGTACTGCTACAATACTTGTAGCTGTTACTTCGTATGTAGTTACACCTGTTGTTGTATAAATGTCAATTAAACTGTTTGGATAAGGCATATAATCAGTATCATAAACAAATATACTGAACGCTCCTGCATCATGTGAGAATGTGCCAAAACCATAAGTGTTACTAGGGTCATTAAATACTTTACCAGGCTGTTGCATATTCCTTAATGTTAGAATATCGTCAACAGTCTCGTTTGGATCAGATCCTGCCGCAACTAAACCAAAGTTACCATTTGCGTTAGAACAGTTAAGAGCTCTAATCTCTGAACCGTTGTTACTAAAGAATGCTGTATGGTTGTAGTAAGTAAATGTTGAAACTTGCTCTGATAGTGCCGCATTGTTACAGAACAATCCGTAACCTAAATCGTTAACCTGAGTATAGTCGTTTGCCAACATACTTCTGTTACCCGCAGTTTGCACATAAATTTCTTGTGGGAAAGTTGTATCTGTATAACCATTACCTTCATTTGAAAGTTTATTAATTAATAGTTTTGCTGTACCTGTTCCTCCGTCATATTGTGAAACAGCATCAACCTGGTAACGTATACCATTTATAAAGAATGGTGCAGGTGTCTGAGGTTTTCTAATTCTTAAACCAGTACCTGCATCTGATTGTACATTTAGTGTAAAGTTATCGTCTTTACTAATTATTTTAGTTTCTAAGTTACCTGCAAAACCATCAATGTACATACCACCTTTGAAGCCTTGTTTGTTTGTACTTCTTGAGAACGATCCACAAACCTGTGTGTATGGTGATTTAATAAGAACTTGTCCTGCTGGATCAAGTACCTGTGCAAATCCTCCATGTCCTTGAAACGACATATTTGCTAATCTTGTAGCATCGTTCATTAAGAACACATCCATTTGATCGTTTGTTTTTGGAGTACTTGTAGGGTCTGACGGATCTGTTAAGTAATGATAACCATAGTTCCTTGTTTGTTTGATGTGCCAAGCACCACTTGCGATTCCGCTTAGATTTGGAAGTATGTCTGTTGTTAGTGTAACGTCAAAACTACTACCACCGTCTAAGTTACTGATTAGTCCTACTGCTCCATTGTCTGTGTAGAACCAAGCACCATCCCATGCTGTAGGTGCAATATTATCTGCTGGAGTTACTGTAATAACTCCGCCTACACTATTGGAACCTGTCATTGTAATAGCTTGTGCAGTCGCTAAGTCAGAGCCTGTATAATCTGTAATTTTAAGATTGTCTAATAACTTATCTCTAAAGAAATATGTATTAGCCCAAGGTGATTGTGAAATCCTCGGAGCTGGTCTAATTTGACAACGTCTAAAGTCTGAACCTTTAATTGAAACGTTTGCAGGAACTTTTAATGGATAGTCTTCAAAGTAAATACCTGTTTCTACGTGTACAGTAATTTGCTTTTCTTTTGTTCCATTACCGTATTCTAATTCTTCACCAATTCTAAATTCTCTTGGTTCTACTAATACAACTTCTGCCCTGTCGTATGCAACTCCACCTAAATCTACACCACTTGTATATTTTACAATACGTCCTCTAGCACCTGAATTTTTACCAACAAGTATTTTACCTGGTAGGATATCAACGTTAGTATTAATACCTTGGTCAGTACTATCATTACCAGTTCCGTTACTAAATTCAACTGAGAAAGTACTACCTTCAACTAGTGTGTAATTATTTCTTGCTTGGAATCCGTTTTGTAATATATCTAAAATGATATCAAACTTTGCATTCAAAGCATCTTTAATTTGTGTGCTTACGTCGTTTATGGTTGTATCAAAGTACTGTGGAATTAAAGTTGTATAATCTGATGGATAAACTTTTTGTCCAAATTCACATTCAAATAAAATGTTATCAAGGACAACTACATCACCTGCACCTAATCCGTGTGCAGTAGTTGTTGTAATTACACCTTTACCTGTTGTATGGTTGTAATTGAACTGGCTAATGTTAAAAGTGTTTCCACCATATTCAACTGTACCACCACTTATATAAGTGTGTGAATAAGGATTGGCTCCTACAGGAACTTGAAATGTATTTGATGTAAGATTAGCTGACTCTACTGCAAATCTTTTACTTAATGTAAGCAAGTCAATATTTTGTACAACACTGTTCACAATAGCTTTTGCTCTTGTTACAGCCGCTCTAGTTTCTGCTCCTTGTGATATACGTGCTCTAGCACCTGAACTAGTTGAGAAATAACGTGTTGCGGCCTGTATTGCGTTAAAGTTAGAATTTGTACCATTACCAATGTCAATTATCATTCCATCAATAATAAGTCCTACATCTCTTTCACAAGTATTATCAGACTTAACTGGTTTTTCTGGCGCCGCTAATGAATTTAATCCGTTTGTTATAACATCTGTTATAGTTGTTGTTAGAGTATTTGCTCTATTTACGACATCACTTACTCCTGTACCTGATTCACATGCAAGTGTAGTAATATCCTGTGGGAAACTTTCTGGATAAATTTTATTTGTTACTGAACCTTCATATGTGCAACTTACAGTAATTCCTGAAATTGTTACAACATTGGTTGCAGATAATCCGTGATTGGTTGTAGTAGTCAATGTTGCTATACCAGTGGCTTCATTGTAAACAAAGTTACTAACAGCTAATGTACTATTATCTGATTTAGTTACTACACCGCCACTTACATATGTGTTTGCGTAGCTACTTCTACCAATGTAAAATTGAAAACTGTTTGCTGATAGGTTTTGATCATCTACAACAAATGTTCCTTGTTTAGATGTATATGGATTATTTGCTAATACATAAGTTTGAACAAGTGTTTTTGCAAATTCGATAGCCTGATTAGTTTGTTGTATCTGGTCAGGGGTACCTAAGCCTACGCCTGTTGGTCCTACAGCATTTTGATTTCCTGCTAGATAACTTGCGGCCATTTTACGTGTTTCTAAATTACCGCCTTTTCCTAAATCGTTAATCCAAGCATCGACAATATAACCTACATCACGCTTACATTTTGCACTACTGTAATCAAAGTTTTGCCAAATACCAGAACCACCTGCGTTTCCTACATTATGGTTAATCCAGTATGTAACTTCTTCTTGGATAAACTTTTTGTTACGTACTATAATTGCTTCTGCATTTGGATTCTGTACACTTGTTGAATCGTATGCAAGTAAAGGAAATGTATCATCTACATAATCTAAAACTGCTTTTTGAATAAATCTTTTGTTTTCTCTTAGATAAGTTTGTGCATGGTAGGCCGCAGTATTTTGTGATGATGCTCCTACTGATGTTACTAACGATATACCTTTACCATTATCATAAGTAATTGTTTGTTTATACGCACCTGGTTCAATAGGAGCACTTTCAATAACTTCTTCTGCTTTTAATAACGCCGCCTTTAAACTTCCAAATGCATATCCTAAACCACGACCTTCAAGTCCTACTGGAGTACGTAACTGCGAATCGTCACCTTGTTTAGTTACAAATAAATCTTCAGTTGAACTGTAACTATTATTGTCTACATATAATTTTGTTGCCGCTTGTTTATCTTTAATATCGCCAGAGTTAACACCTGCTAAGTCACCTGGATGATCATGCAAGTATAAAGCACCAGTCATATCATCACCTTGACGTCTTACAGTTGCACTTCTTGGTAATGTCTCGTCTGTCTTATAAAATCCGTAGTATGAACTTTCATAAGCAGTATCTGAAATATTGTCTACTCCGCTAACTGATGTCTGAGTGCCTAATGCAATGTTTATCTTAATACGAGTGGTATCGTTGTTATCTTGAGCTAAAGTTTTTGTAGTGTGTAAACTTAATTGATCTTCGTTTACAAATCTTAAATAATAATCTGTGTTATTAGATAATCCATTTGGTGGTGTGCCTGTAGTTGTGTACTTCCATTTAGTACCATTGATGCTATAATCAAAACCATGATCTGATATTACAAGGTTACCACTTCTATATTCTGCAATAGTTTTTGTATATTCGCCTGCGTTTGCAGGTTCTGCTCTAGCGTATACTGGCTTTGTTGGCTCAAAGGTTGTATTTGGTGCATAGTATTGATCTTGAAATTTCTTATCTGTAACAATGTCGTTAATTGTAATTGCACTACCATGTGTAGTGTTAAATTCAGCAATAGCTTGAGGTGATGTAGCAATTTTACCAATTGCATAAACTTGGTTACCGCTTAAAGGTCCACCTAGTATCGGACTTGTATCAGCGTTAATATTTGCACCTGTGTTGGTAATTGTAATATTTGAGTCACTTGAATTATCAATGTTAATACCTGTACCCGCAGAAAGTGTTTTTGCTAAGATTTCAGTACCTGTTGTGTTACCAATTAATACGCCTGCTGGTGTTATTGCTGACGGCGTGTCATTAAGTGCGGTAAAACTAATTGTACCACCTTGTCCAAATACAGCATATAGTTCTGTGAAGTTTTCGTTTGCTTTACGGAATGCTTCGCGGATACTATCACCTGTACCGTCATTACCCTCAACACCTAAGTAAATTTCTTGATTTGCCATTTTTTAAAATCCTACGCTTTCACCACAACCACAACTACTTGTGCTTGCAGGGTTTCTAATATCAAAGTATGATCCAAATACCTCTTTTTTATAATCAACTGTTGAGCCTATTAAGTACATAATACTCATACTATCGATTAAAAACTTACCATTTGGTAGATCAATTACTTCGTCGTCTTTTCCAGGTGCGTCTTCTAACGTCCAATCGTACTTGAATCCAGCACAACCGCCACCTTGAAGTGCTAGTTTTACTGCATTTCTTTGGTGTTCTTCAAGCATTTGGCTCATGTGTTCTTTCGCTGATTCTGTTAAAAATACTACACTCATTGTCTTACTCCTATGTATTTATGTAAACTTTTATAATCCGAATGTAAATAAATACTGTTATGTTCAAAAGAATTGAAAAAGAAATACGCTTTTACGTTCGTAAAAGTAAAACCGGAAAGAATCACCCTTACAAGCGTATACGTAGTTATGCAATTTTTCAGTGTGATGATTGTAAAGAGGAATTTAAGAGAGAAAAGGGCAAAGTAGATCCGAAGCGTTTAGATAACTTCTACGTCCACGTTTGCCCTAATTGTGATCCTAAGCGTTTTGCCCAACGTAAAGGCGTTGAACAGCGTAAATTATTAAATTTACCAGCAGGATCTGATATAAGAATTGACGAGATTTAGTCTTCTTTTTTCCAAATAGTCCATGCACCGTATGCAATAGCCGCATATGCCGCAATCTTTGCAAATGGTCCTGCAATAAGGACTATTACTCCCAATGCAATAAGAGCCGCACCATCAATTGATGTACGCTCTTCCATTCTTGCTTTAATCCAATTTTTCATATTATCCTCCTAAGATTTCTGTATGTTTGATAGAAGCAAAAGGTATAGGTTGACCATTTTCATCAACCACCATTTCGCCGTTTACCGATCCACATAGCATTTTACCTTTAGCACCATAATACATTGACGGTTTAATTTCTACGCCGTCAATAGCTCTTTTATAGTTTTTTGGTTTTTGTTTGCCTGCTGGTCCTCTTTGTCCTGCCATATATCTCCTTTGGTTAAGTATTTATGTAGTGCAATACTGGCTAGGTTCTTGCATTTAGACTCGCACATAATATCTGCATAATCTAAAAATGATAAAGCCCAATCATTAACTTTGTCGTTAGGATAGTAATCACTATGGGCTCTTAATTTTGCTTTCTTGTAGCCTGACTCTAATAGTACTGGCATATCAGGCATAGTGTCGTGTGCAAAGCCTGCAGGTAGATGTTCGTCACGACTGTATGAATAATGTATTGCTGGACGTACACCACGCCATGAATCTATTACGCGAGCAAATCTATCGTCGGTTGGATGTATATATTCACCTTCACGGCACCAGTGATGGTGTATGTCGAGTACCAATGCACAGGTATCGACGAGTTCCAAACTAGCGTCGATTCCCCATTTGTTTTCATCGTTCTCGATCGTGATTGTGTTTCTCGCCTCCGGAGAAAGTCTTGTGTTAACTGCGTGTTTGATACCGGCTGGACCTTGCCTACCGGATATATGGACGTTGCATTTAAAGTCTTGGAAGGTACGCCCGTATCCCATCCACCTGATGACATTGGTGTGATATTCAAATTCTTCTATGCTCCTCTCAACTATTTCTTCGTTGTCGCTTGCAAGTACAGTAAATTGGCCTGGGTGCATCGATAATCGGACATCGAGGGCTCTTGCCTGTTTGCCGACGTTCGCGAAGTTTTTTTCGCAGTACGAAATAACATCAGGCTTGCGCCAAA